TAACAGCAGAAGAAGCTGCGGCTATTGAAACTCATGGCTTATACAACTTGAAAGATTTCTTACCTAAGAAACCAAGCGAAGTTGAACTTAAAGTTATGAAAGAAATGTTTGAAGCTAGTGTAGATGGTCAAGCATATGACGCAGAACGTTGGGGTAACTACTACAAACCAAGAGGCGTAACAATCGTCTCAGCTGAGTCAGCTACACCTGTAGCACAAACAGCAACACCAGCACCAGCAGATGAAGAATTTGAAACTGCTCCAGCTGTAGTTACTCCAGTGGTTACAGAGGCTGCACCAGCGGCTCCTACAGCACCAGTTGCAACACCTCCTGCAGGTGGAACAGCACGTGCTGAAGACATCTTAGCGATGATCCGTAACCGTCAAAAGACTTCTTAAGTAGAGTAAATAAGATTGGGGGTGGCTATAATCTGCCCCCAATACTTTTATGTCAATATCAAAAACTTTTTGTCCTGCTAAATGGGATGAGATCCTTGTTAATCTAAGCGCAAATTACGTATATTCTTGCTGTAAGTCAGTGCCGATTAAAATAACCAAAAAAGAAGATATAGAACACGCACTAAACCAACAAAGGAAGAATCTATTAGATGGCATCCAAGATCCAGCATGCAATTATTGTTGGCAAGTAGAAAATACAGGCCATAAAAGTCGTAGGCACCAATATTTAAATGTATTCGATCAATCAAAATTTGATGAATATAAAAATAATACAGTAGTTTTAAAAAAAATTGAAATAAGTTTAGGAAACGAATGTAATTTCCAATGTATTTACTGCAATCCTAAATTTAGCAGTCAGTGGGAATCTGATGTAAAATTTAAATCCTATAAAATTTATTCTGATAGATATTTTTATAAAGCTGATGAAAAAAATAAAAATAACATTAGCGATACACTCAAATGGCTAAAAAATTATGATGATCTTGAAATGTTAGAAATCATAGGGGGCGAGCCTCTACAAAACAAAAATTTTTTTAAAGTTATTAATTCTACCAACAGTAGAAAACTAGGGTTTACGACAAATTTATCTTGCAAGAAAAAAGTAATTGATAAAATACTAGATTTATCTAACAAGTATACATTAATAGAATTTAAAGTTAGTCTAGACAGCACAGGAGAAAATGCAGAATTTTCTAGATACGGATTGGATTTTAATAATATATTAGATAATCTAAATTATATTTTTGAAAATATTCCGAATAATATAGTTATAAGTATTAATTCTCTAATGACCAGCCTTACTATCCGAGACATTAGTAACATGATCAAATTAATGGACAAAATCTATAAGAAATATCCTGGTATTATTTGGAATATATATTTTTGTCGAGATCCAAACATACTTACGTTAAATACCTTACCCGATGAGTTAAAACCCTATATCTTATCTGAACTGGATACACTTAGCCAAAAATCTTATAAGATCAATGGAGTGGAATCATTGAAAGGGGCTATCATAAAATCTAAATTTAATCAGACTTTGTATAAGCAGATGAAACATTTTCTTACAGAATTCAGTGATAGAAAAAATATTATCATTCCTTTTGAGTTATAAATGTTTAATCAGATATTTGATATAATATATCCTAATAAATGCGAAATTGTTAAAACTCCTAATGGATATGTTTATCCTATTTACAAAAATGGAAGTGGGTCCATTAATGAGTATGCTTTAGAACAAAAATATAAAATTTTGTTCAACGAACAAATTAAAAGAGCCCAATTAATACATGTAATCCTAAGAGATTCCGAGTCGAGATTTTTATCAGGTATAAACACTTATGTGTATAACACGTATAGAGATAATGAAAATTTAGATCTAGCGACAGTTTTATTTTTTGCAGAAAATTACCTGTTTCTGAATAGACATTATTCTCCACAACTAAGTTGGTTATTAAACTTGTCTAGATACCTTGACAATAACACAAAATTAAAACTGTTGGGTATGGAAAGTCTGAGCATGTTTACTCCTATGAATATACGTCCAATTGAAGGAGAAGTGCTGACAGATGAAGATGTTACTCGTATCCGACCAAAACTTATACCTTATGTGGAATTAGACAATATATTATTAGAATTAATTGGTCAAGAGCTTACATTTAAAGAAATCCTAAGTTATATAAAAATGAAAAATTCTAACGCCTACTCTAAATTGAAATGCACTGTCCTAGACTAGAACATTTTGTAAGGTTTAACGCTGAAGGATCGATCAGCTGTTGTGGGCATATGACTAATAATCCAGGCTTTGTAAGTCATGAAGAATTACAATCCAGTGAATGGTTAAAAGAAATACGTGACAAAATGTCTCGCAATGTTTGGCCTATAGAATGTCAACGCTGTGAGATAACCGAACAAGAATCTAACACCAGTATCAGATTAGATAGCATTAATCGAGACCGTGCGTTTAAAAGCCTGCGTAAAGATTATCTCATTGTTGGTGGAGTATTAGACAATGTATGTAATAGTGCTTGCTTGACTTGTAACGAAAATCTCAGCACGAAGATTGGTGGGTTGAAAATGAAAAAGTATATAAAAATCAACAATGCTGACCGTTTTTGGGGTTTGCCGCTTGACCGTATAGTTCATCTAGACATAAACGGAGGTGAACCTAGTTATAGCAAAAATTATAAGTATATACTAGCTAATCTACCTAAAAATATTCGGTCAATACGTCTCAATACTAATTGTAGTACAGTTCTAGAAGAATTGCGAGATATAAGTAATCGTGGGGTACATGTAACTGTAACAGTTAGCTTAGATGGAATTGGAGAAGTACATGATTTTGTTCGTTGGCCAATTAAATGGAAAAAGTTCTACGAAAATTTAATGAAATATAAATCAATGCCGGTAAAATTAAATCTATGGACTACTGTAAGTGCGTTAAACGTAGATGATTTGCCAAATATTATAGCATTTGCCAAAGAACACGGTATAGATCATAGCTATGCTTATCTGACAACACCAAATGAATTAGCAGTTAAAAATAAAGGCACGCCGGCAAGTTTGGCATACATACAAGAACAAAAAAGATTAAGAGGTATGGGATGAAGTCCTACGCAGAATTAGCCTGTGATAATTTAGATCTTGTTCAATCAGAGATATATACCTTTTTGATCAATGATACCGAATTACTAACCAATGGTGAAAAGAACTGGCAGTTCTTAGATACTAAAAAATTAGTAGCTAATAGTCCAAACTTAGTTAAATTTTTTCTTGCTAATCGGTTATATATACAGCAAGCATCAGTGACACTACTATACGAAGACTTATCATTACATTTAGATGAATTACCAATGATTGCCAAGGTTAATATTCCTATACGCAATACTAAAGGTTGGGTAAATCGTTGGTATGAGCTCAGTGAAGAAGAAATAGCTAAATTACCTAAGATGAAAAATCAATTTGGCAGCGAACAAGAAAATGTTGGATTGCTGATTGAGAAAGAATTAAAATTAACAGCAGAACTACATGATTTAGATACACCGATAGTGTTCCATTCAAGAATACCACATAGTGTTATTAAACTAACACCAGAGGTACTACCAAGGATAGTAGCTAGCTTTACATTTATAAATCAACCGGTACATTTATTAAAATGAAAATAGCTATCACAGGACATAGTGCAGGAATAGGACAAGCACTAGCAAAGATCTATGCTGAACAAGGGCATGAGATCATCGAACTCAGCCGTCGTAACGGATATAACATACGTAGTCTACCTAAGGTAGCTGGCATGATTGAACCCTGTGACGTGTTTATTAATAATGCTCAAGTTGGATTTGCCCAGACTGAGTTATTATGGGAAGTGTGGCGCCGTTGGTTAGGACAGGACAAAGTCATTGTCAACATTAGTACTCAAATGGTATTAATGGAACATGCACCTAAACCTGAGTGGGACGAATATCTTGTACAAAAGAAAACGTTGGAACTAACACAAAAGACTATGACCTATAGGTCAGACTTACCTAGACTAATATTAGAACGGCCGGGGAATATCGCCACACAACCAGGACAAACAGCACCATTATATAAAGACGTTGACGAGTATGCCAGAGAAGTTGTAGATCGACTAAGGGATATTATCGATGGATAGTAAGGAATATCTGACCAATAAAAATTTCTGCCCTATTCCCTGGACTGGATTTATGTATAATTTTGATGGTACAGTAAAGAATTGTATCCGTAATCCTATACCAATCGGAAATTTAAAAGATAACAGTATTGTAGAAATACTTCAAGGTGACGTTAATTTAACAACCAAACATAATATGACTTACAATAAGCCAGGCTCATCCTGTAATGTCTGTTACGATTTAGAAAAAGATACAAATAGTTTTGATATCATCAGTGATCGTATCTTTTATCTTAAAGAACTTAAAGATGTTAATTTTAATATCTATAAAAGCATCGATGCATTTAATTTAAGTACCATTGATATACGATGGAATAATACCTGCAATTTTAGTTGTGTGTATTGCGGACCCGAATTTAGCAGTAAATGGGCTACTGAGTTAGATGTAAAGTTTGATGCGGTCCCCCAACACCGTTTACAACAGATGAAACAATATATATTTGATCGTGCTAGCCAACTTAAACATGTATACATGGCAGGAGGTGAGCCTTTATTAATGAAAGAAAATCTAGAACTATTAGAAATAATACAACAAAAAAATCCACAGGTTAATCTTAGGATAAACACTAATTTAAGCAAGACAGGTACACAAGTATTCGAAAAGATATGCGAATTCCCCAATGTGCATTGGATCGTAAGTGTTGATGAAATGGGTGCAGAATTTGAATATGTCAGATATGGTGGTAAATGGGCGGACTTTTTGGATAATTTAAATCAAATTAGGCAACTTGATCATAAGATAACATTTAACATGTTACATCATTTATTAAACTATAGATCATTGTTTGATACTGTTAAATTTTTTAAAGGATTGGGCTTCCATAATAACAGTTTTGTTATAGGAGCATTATTACAACCAGATTATCTAAATATTAGACATTTACCAAATACTATGCTACAATCAGTAGAGCAAGAATTACAAGACTGGATTAGTCAAAAACCAGGATTTTTACTTGAAAACGGACTTAAAAATGTGTTACAATACATAAAAGAACCCGTAGAAAAGAACATAGAATATTGTTTAGCAGAGATAGCAAAAATGGATCAAAGACGTAACATTAACAGTAGAACAATATTTACAGAATTGTATAAAGAGTTAGCCAATGGCCATTAACAATTTATATATTTCTCATGCAAAATATAATTTTGATAACCGATTATCAAAGTTACTTGATTGTAAAAATTGCCAAAAAAGTATTGACTCTACAGTAGTTGCTGATTATCATACTTCTATTAGTGATATATCAGCAAAAAATATATCGTTGGCTCTCAGAAACTCAAAAAAAATAGTCATATATGATATTGATTTTACTGATTTTACATCTATTTCTGGTAGATTGTTGAACGAAATAACTATTTCTAATGTTGATGTTGAATTTGTTAATTGTAAAACAGTTGAATTATCTACAATTAATAAATTAAATCAGGTACGAGCAAATAGCGAACAATTATTATGGTTGTCTGGTTGCTCGATAACATCTGGTGTTGGAGTAACTGATGCCGAGAGGTATGGTACGATACTAGCTAAAAAACTTAATTTACCCGAGGTAGATTTGGCCAAACCCGGAGCTTCGATACTGTATTCAGCAGATCAGATATTAAGATCAGATATACAGGCCGATGACATTGTTGTTTGGGGAGTAACAAGCATTTGTAGGGTTGAAATATGTGACGATCTAGATTTTAGTACGCTACCATTAAGAGAGTATGTTAAAATAGATAAATCCTTGCAATATTGGAATTTGGATTATTTTGGAAGTTCAACACAATCTTTGATGCATATTAGAATGATATTACAGGTCATAAATTTTTGTAAAAAAATTGGTGCTAAATTGTATCTTGCTAATATGTTTGATACACTGTGGATTCCTGTCGTATTTAGCGGACATGATAACTTCATTAATTTTGCAACAAATGTTGATCCTAGCTCGCCATTTATTCCAGCATTCATAGATTACGGGAGTGACCAATTACATCCAGGACCAAAGCAACATCAGCAATACGCAGAGAAAATTTTTAATTTAATAGAGAGAGGCAAATAATCATGGCAAAACCATTTGATATATCAAAATTTAGAAAGTCAATTACCAAATCAATCGAGGGCTTGGGTATTGGCTTTAACGATCCGACTGATTGGATCAGCACTGGCAACTATACATTAAACTATCTACTAAGTGGAGACTTTACTAAAGGTATTCCGATGGGTAAAGTAACTGTATTTGCAGGCGAATCGGGCGCAGGTAAATCATTTATCTGTTCGGGTAATATTGTTAGACATGCTCAAGAACAAGGCATTTATGTTATCTTGATTGATACAGAAAACGCACTTGACGAAGCCTGGTTACACGCACTTGGTGTAGATACCACAGAAGATAAATTATTAAAACTTAACATGGCCATGATCGATGATGTGGCTAAAGTTATCAGTGACTTTGTTAAAGAGTATCGCACACTACCAGAAGAAGATCGTCCCAAAGTATTGTTTGTCCTAGACAGTTTAGGTATGATGTTAACTCCAACAGACGTTAATCAGTTTGAAGCAGGTGAAATGAAAGGTGACATGGGTCGTAAACCTAAAGCACTTACAGCACTTGTTCGTAACTGTGTAAACATGTTTGGCACATTGAATCTTGGATTGGTTTGTACAAATCACACTTATGCGAGCCAGGACATGTTTGATCCAGATGATAAGATTTCAGGCGGTCAAGGGTTTATCTATGCAAGTTCAATCGTGGTAGCTATGCGTAAACTTAAACTTAAAACAGACGCTGATGGTAACAAGACTACGACCGTAAACGGTATCCGTGCTGCTTGTAAGATCATGAAGACCAGATATGCTAAACCGTTCGAGTCAGTACAAGTAGAGATTCCATATGAAACTGGTATGAGCCCATATAGTGGCTTAACAGACATGTTAGAAGCTAAAAACTTGCTTAAGAAAGAAGGTAACAGTTTAGTTTATACCTTTGCTAATAAAACGACTATTAAACAATTCCGCAAAGCATGGGAGCGCAATGAAGACGGGTGTTTAGATAAGGTTATGAAAGAACTAAGTAGTAATGTAAACTTGCTAAGTACTGAATCGAAAGTAGTTGAAGAAACAGAAGAGGAGATAGCAGAATGAGTGTTGAATTAGATATCGCCAGTGAAGTTTGGCTTACTTGTAAAGAGTATATCAATCCCAAGGATCGTCAGGCAGCCGCTGATCACGTGATCAGTGTTGCTGCTGATCATAATATCACTGAGAGTGAGCTTAAAACCTTTGGTGGTACTGATGCTTATCTGGGTCGCGCAGTTAAAGAGTATCTTGGCGATGAAGAAGATCAAGCGATCGCCGACGAAGAAGACGACGGCGACGACTATTAATGTCTGATAGAGATTATTATTGCTCTTGTAAATTTCGATTGATGAAAATTGATGCGGAAAAAAAGTTAACATACAACTGTGATCCAGCAATGCCACAAAACATTGACTTTACTTGGTTAGAAAAAAATCCAGGTAAATTATTTAATAGTCCTCTAGTATTAGATGAACGTCAGATGATGCTAGAAAATAAACGCAACTCAAGTTGCGAACAGAATTGTTTTAAAGCAGAAGATGTAGGAGCCGTAAGCCCTAGGATAATCAGACAAGGCTATGTTAAATCTCACACAAATATTGTAACTGACCCCGAAATAATCGATTTAACTATAGGTAGTGATTGTAATCTTACCTGTTCATATTGTTGTAAAGAGTACAGCAGTGCTTGGCGTAATGATTTGTTAGCAAATGGTGATTATAGCACAGTTAAAGTGAGTGATAATAGATGGACAATTGACACAAGAGATCTGATTATATCTCGTAATAGCCAACCAGTTAGAACAGGCGCTAAACATTTTCAATTACTATTAGACGAAATGAAGTTACTATCTGAAACTTTAAAAACCTTAGTTATTACCGGAGGTGAACCTTTTTTAAACAATTCTCTTTTGACAATTATAGAAAAAGTTAAATCCGTACCTGATATAAAAATATTCTCAGGGCTTGGAGTTGAGTATAAAAGATTTAATCAAATGTTGGATAAACTTAAAGAATATACTAATGTCAGAATAGCTATCAGCGCAGAAACACTAGGTAAAATGGCAGAATTTAATAGATACGGAATTAACTATGATGACTTCTTAAGAAAATTAGATTTATTAGAAGAAAAAAATATAAAGTATATATTTCATTCTACTTTGTCTAACCTAACAATATTTGATTTCCCTAATTTTTATAATAGATTTAAATATTTGGTTGAAGAATATGATTTAGTTTATCAACCTGAGTTTATGTCGATTTACGTGATTGATCCTAAAAGTAAAGATAAAATTAAAGAGCAGTTATCTGCTACTGATTTTTTTGCTAAAGATAAAATTATACAGAGTCTAGATCTAGATCCAACGCAAGAACAAATTAGGAACCTCAAAATGTTTCTAACGGAATTTACAAGTAGAAGATCTGATCTAAATATTGACATATATCCTAGATCATTTTTAGATTGGATAACAGCTAATGCCTGATAAAAAATATTTTCCGATTAAGACCGCTACAGCTTGTAAACTTAAATGGAACTGGAGCACTCTGTATCTTAATGGAGGTAAAACAGCGTCTTGTCATCGCACAGGATTCAGTGATCTAACCCCAGAAAATTTTTTTAGTTTTCATAATACACCGTTAAAAATTTCTGATAGGAATGCGATGCTTAATGGTCAATGGCCAGACGAAAGCTGTGGTTATTGTAGAAAAATTGAAGAATCTGGCGGCCTTAGTGATAGAATGTTACATCTTAATATTCCTGACTTATTACCCCCGGAATTAGACACAGATCCAGTAGCAACAGAAATATCTCCTACTGTATTAGAAGTATTTTTTAATAATACATGTAACCTGGGATGTTTATACTGTAGCTCTACACTAAGTTCTACCATTGCAACAGAAGATAGAAAATTTGGAAATTTTGAAAAGCATGGAGTCAAGATACAATCTATAGACAGCCATTATAAAGATCTACTGCCTTACTTTTGGGAATGGTTTCCTAAGGGATTTCAAAAGCTCAAACGATTTCATATCATGGGCGGAGAGCCATTTTATCAACAAGAGTTTGACAAATTATTAGACATGATACAAAAATATCCCAATCCAGAATGTGAACTACATTTAGTAACTAATCTAATGGTGTCAAAAAAACGTTTGAATACATTTTTAAGTATATTTAAAGATCTGCTAATATCCAGAAAATTGAAAAGGGTAGAAATTTCATGTAGTATTGATTGCTTAGGTCCTGAGCAAGAATACGTTAGATGGGGTATAAATCTAAATCAATGGGAAGAAAATTTTAAGATTTTGATAGAAAATAAATGGATCTACCTTGGTATTAGTCAGGTAGTTTCCCCATTGACTATTAAAACGATGCCTGAATTATTAAGTAAACTTGATATCTGGCGTAAGCAAAGAAAAATAAATCAATGGTTCAGCGGGGTGACTCCAGGACCAAGTTATCTTCAAGCTGAAATTTTTGGTAAAGAAGAATTTGCAGAAGATGCTGAAAAGATATTAGCATTAATGCCTCAAAATTCTGAAGAAAATAAAATTTCTTTTGGGTATATGCAGGGAATTTTCAAGCAGATATTAGCATCAGAACGGAATGACAAAGAGATTATCAATTTATTAGTTTATCTAACAGAAAAAGATCGCCGAAGAAATACCAATTGGCGAGAAGTTTTCCCATGGTTAATTAAATACGAGGACTTATGTGGTATTCAAGAGTAGTAGCAAGTTTAAATAGTATTCCTGATTTTATACAACACTATGAACAGGAACTAGAAGAAGCACGCAAGGAAGTTGCTGTCTATGGCAACATAGAAAAGAATCTTGCTGGCCTGCCCGGTGTAACGGAGCGTCGCTTTAATCAGCTACAAGAGGTTGAAGCGGTGCTCAATTACCTTAATATTAAATTACGAAAGATTCGTAGGACACACTTCCAAAAATATTTAGAAAACTATCAACGTGCATTAAC